ATCTTTCATTAATCTGTTCCATTCCCATTAGCAAATGCTCTTTGCTTGTCTTTTAATTTTTCCACATCTCTTTGTAGCTTATCTACAGCTTTTTCTAAAGCTTTTATATTAACTTCATTATGTAACATACCATCTACTCGTGTTTGTACTTTATCGCTTTGTTTGTAAAGTTCCTCGATGAGCATAAATTGTTCTGAGTCAGCCGGAAGACTACCTACAGTAACCCCCTTGGCCATTTGATCCTGAATTCTGTATTCATAACTAGATCTTTGTCCATTATCTCTAACTGAGTAGAGTGTTGATTTAATTTTTCTTGAATAGCAAAAAAAGCCCATGTTCCGATCGCGACCAGCGCGATGAGACTCGCAACTGTCTTCATAGGCATTTGAACTTTTGCTTCGTCCGAAATTTTTAATGACATTAGTTACAGTCGTTCTTCTTCTTTCATTTGTTCTAACTCATTATATGTTTTAGTTGGATTTTGTAAAGCTAATTCGTGAATGCTTTTTGTTTGGCAGCACTCTCCTGAATCTTCTTTTTCTTTAGTATGTGTATTACAACATTTTGTTTTGTTTATTGACATGAATCACATTCTCCTGTTTCATCAATTATTAGTCCACCCTCATTTTCTAGAACACTTTCTGCCTCACTATTACATTCACATTTGTTACAAGTACAAGGCCCATATACATCCTCATGCCCCTGCTTGTTACAATGACAATTACAATTACAATTTTTACAGTTACTCATCTTTTTTTTGTATCAAACCTATCATCTCAAAATACCTTTTTAAGAGACGAACCTTAAATCTAATCCAGATTTTCTTAAATTTTTTCATAAGAAACCCTCCCTCTGGTTATTTTTTTAGCGCAACTTTGCGCAAAAGATTGTACTAGAAAATTAAAGCTAGAACAGCAATAATTACAACAACACTTACTATAACTGTTTTTTTATGTTGTGTAGCTGTTTTTAGCCAATCTTTTGGTGTTTTTCCATATATTATCATTTTATGTTACCCCAATTTGTACCGCACTCATAGTCTATTTTATTTGGAACTTCAAGTGTAACGGCATTTTCCATTATTTGTTTTATTTTATTCGCTTTTATATCATTTTCTACGGAGATATCCAACTCATCATGTACCTGAATATGTGGTGTAATTCCTTCGTTATAAAGCTCCAACATAGCTTTTTTAGTCATGTCCGCAGCTGATCCTTGTATTAATCTATTTAAAGCTTTGTAAGTATAAGCACGTTTAATCCCCGGTCCGTGTTCCCTGAGTGCTTCTTCATGTGTCAAGGCTTTATGAATTCCAAATTGTGCTGGTTCCCATAGAGGGAAGCGACAAACACGACCCAAGAGCGTCCGGATTTTACCTGATTCTTGTGCTCTTTTCATTACAGCGTTCATTAATTGTTTGACAAATGGAACTTGTGAATGATATTTTTTAAATAATTCATCGGCCTTATCTTTACTAACCCCTAGTTCTGCTTGTAATTTAGTTTTTCCCATACCATAAAATAAACCAAGATTAATTGTTTTTGCTTGAAGTCTTGGTATGTCCGCTATTTCAGCTACAATACTATGGAAGTCTGCATCGCCGTCATTATATTCTTCTATAATTTCATTAACTCCATATAAGTTTTGTAATGCTGCGTAGTGTACAACGAGTCTTGGTTCCTGTTGATTGTAATCAAAAACACCCCATACACAGTCTTTTTCTGGTAAAAATAAAGATCTAATCATAGGTCCTAGTACTTTATCTCTCGCTGGAATCTGCTGTAAATTTGGATTACTGTAGGAAAATCTTCCTGTTACGGTTCCTCCATTATCAGATCTCAGTTGATTTATTTCAGAATATATTCTCCCCTTGTGGGAATGTTTGATTATGGTATCAATGAAGGTGGTATGGGCCTTATTTATTTCACGAGCCCGGGCTATTTGTTTCACCAGTGGGTGGGGGTGATTCTGTAAAAAGTTTTTTGTAAATGATGGGGAATTTGTTTTTTCAGTGCGGTCAAATTGTAGGTGGAGTTTTTCAAAAACTCGAGCAATACTGCGTGCTGCCCATATTTGGGTTTCTACTCCTGTTTCTTTTTTTACTTCTTGTAAGCATAATTTTTCTTCTTTACTTAACTGTTTTTTTAATTTGTGCGCCTTTTCAATATCTACACGAACGCCTAAAAAACGCATGTCGACCAGACAAGGAAAAAGATTAGTTTCTAGATTAAAAATAGATTGAAGATCCTGATTGAGTATTTCTTTTTTTAAATACTTCCATAGGTCTAACGTTATTTCTGCATCCTTTTCTGCATAAGCTCCAACATACATAGCTGGAAGTTTGTACATTTCAGCTTTAGGGTCTACTCCCCAGTCTTTTGCTGCTATATAAAGTGCAGCTTCATCTTTTCCTTTACCAATATATTCTCGTGAACAACTGTTAAGATCATATCTTCGTCTATTTTCATCAACTAATGCTGTTGCAATCATTGTATCTACAATAGGTCCATTGACCATAATTCCTTCGGCTCTAAGCCAAGAAACGTCATACATAGCATTATGAAAAATTTTAATAACATCGCTTTTTAGAATGGTTCTAAAGTAATTTAACACTTTCTTTTTATCCATATTTCCTCCTCCTTCATGAGCAATTGGATAATAAGCCGACCATCCGTCTACAGCTATAGCAATTCCTGTAATACATCCGTTTTTAGTAGGGGAACCTGAACCCATTTTGACTAGATCAGGATCTTTAGTTTCTAAATCGATAGCTATTTCTTTATATTTAGATAAATCTGGAAAATCTTCAGGGGGTAGCCATTCAGTTTGTGGTGTAAATAAAGGTTGTTGTATCATATTTGTTTTGCTTTCCATTTTTTATATCCTTGAAGCCATGATTCTTTTTTTTCAGGATAGTCTCTTTCAATAATCATTTCACAATAGTGTATAGCTTTTAATAAATCTTGTTTGCCATCTTTGTAAGGATGACGACAAACGTATTTAATAATATTACCTTCAGCAAACAACATTTTGTTCTGATGAACAAATTCACTTGGTTGAATTTTCATTTTTTTATAATGTTTTCCTCCAATCTGTTTTTCCCAAACGCTCATATTTTGTATCCTTTATAATTATCTTTTGGCCTAATTATGTGTAATGTTTCTTTAGTTCGTGTTGCTCCTACATAAAATAATCTTTCTTCATCATCAGGATTAGATTCATATCCTTTTAATGTATTTTCTGTAAGGTCAGTTAATAAAACTACATTCTCACATTCGCCACCTTTAGCTCCGTGTATAGTTGATAAATTAATTCTGGGGTCCTTGTTTAATTTTTCTCCGTGAGTTTTCATAGATCTTATATATTCTACTCTTTTATAGGGAGCATCATCAAAAGCTTCATACCAAACTTTATCAGTTTTTAAACCATAGTCTTTTTTTAATTGATCTATACTATAAAAAGATTCTTTAGCCATTCCGGTAAGACTTTTCTTATTGTTATGACTACTTGTCATATAACTATAAATTTTTTCTATAGATTTGTAAGGAAGTGGTTGTCCCTTTCTTAAATTTTCATAATCAGTTATAGCTTGGTATAAATCTGATTCATAATTTCTTTTATTTCTATTTTTAAAATACCTTCCATCTTCAAATAAAACTTTTTCAATGTCGTGTAATTGATAATTAGTTCTACTTAAAACTAACCAGTTACCACCTTTTAAATCAACTTGGTCAAAACCATCATACCATTTAATCTCTCCTTCTCGTTTAGAAGGCAACCAATTTTTGTTGATTCTTTTTGAAATTCTGTTTACAATATTGGCCGCTAATTTATGAATTTGTTTAGGAACCCTAAATGATTGAATTAATTGGTTAATTTTACCATCGAGTGCAATAAAACTATCTACATCAGCACCCGCCCATCTAAAAATTGCTTGATCATCATCACCAGCAACAAATGAATCGTCAGTATTGTTCCAAATGTTTTTTGCCATGGCCCATTGTACTTTAGATAAATCTTGTGCTTCATCTATAAATACTACATCAAACTTAGGACATTTATCACTCTTAATAAATTCTGTGATCATGTCATGAAAATCTATTAGATTATATTCCTTCTTATATTTTTTTATTTCTTGATCTAATATAACTAATTTTTCTCTGGATACTTCTTTAGTGTGTTCTCCAAGATCATATTGTTGCATTACACTAATCTCTCTATGTCTTGCTTTATCAATGATACTGAGTTCTTCACTGTCAGAAGTAAAAAACGAATTGCCTTCATCGTTATCCCACGCAGGGACAGATAAAGGAAGTTTTAATGTTTCGCCCAAATCTTTATAATGAAAAGGTTGCATTACATTTTCTTTTTTTAAACCAAGTCTTCTAAATGCTAATGAATGTAAGGTTCTAAAATAAGGTAAATCATCCTCAGTTAAATTAAATTTTTTCATTGCTCTGTCCCTTGCTTCGTGTGCAGCTTTTTGTGTAAAAGCAAAATAACCTATTTTATCTGGATCTGTTTTCTTTAGATAATTATCTACTTCATTTAATAAAGTAAATGTTTTTCCAGTTCCTGGTGGTCCTAATACTATTGTTTTCATTAAAAATTAGCTTTTGGTTTATAGCCTGGTGATTTAAAATCTGTTTTTTTATCCTCAAATTTTTTAACATACATTACTTTTATGCTTTTCCCACCAGCATCTAGTACTTTTATTTT